TTTATGTAGATGCTACCGGCTCATTTGTATTTCAAGATAGAAACGTAACCACGGCAAGCATAGGCGGCACACCTACCGTGTTTAACGATAACGGCACTAATATAGGTTACTTTGACGCTATATGGCGTTTAGATGATACGTTGGTATTTAACGCAGCTAGCATTACACGCACCGGCGGTACTACGCAGCTAGCCATAGACCAACCAAGCATAGATAAATACTTTACACATAGCTATAACCAACAAAATCTACTAATGCAGACAGACGCAGTAGCCCTAGATTACGCTCAAGCCTATGTAGCTAGCCGTAAAGAAACCTCTATTAGATGTGATGCCATTACCTTAGATTTATACACAGATAACTATAATGCCGGCATAATCGCAGCCCTAGACCTAGATTTTTTTGACCCTATAACTATTACTACAAACCAGCCCGGCTCATCTACTTTAACTAAGACTTTACAGGTGTTTGGCGTATCTATGGCAATTACGCCTAACAGCTGGAAAACGACACTAACCACACTAGAGCCGATAATAGACGGCTTTATACTAGACTCAAGCCTATACGGGGTGCTAGACACCGGCGTATTGGCCTATTAGGGGGTAACAATGGCAGCGGGCTTAGGGTTTAAGACCTTTACTACAGGTGAGGTTTTAACAGCCGCCGACGTAAACGGCTATTTAATGCAAGGCGTATTAGTTTTTGCTAGTGAGACAGCGCGTAACAGCGCTATTACTTCACCCCAAGAAGGGCAGTTTGCATACACTAAAGATAATAACAGCCTTTGGTATTACACGGGTAGCGCGTGGGCAGCTAGCGGCGCAACAGGTGATATAGAGGGCGTTACTGCCGGCGTAGGTATTAGCGGCGGTGGCACTAGCGGCACAGTAACTATTACTAATGATATGGCAACTACTATTACAGCTAGCGGCGATATTGTAGTAGGTACAGGCAGCGGCACTTATGATAACTTGCCTATCGGAACTACTGGACAGATTTTAACAGCTGATACAACAGTAAGCCCATATAAAGTTAAATGGGCTGCCCCTGCTGGTGGTGCTAGTTTTGTTGGCTGTGCAGTTTACAAAGGTTCAGGCACAGCGCAAACTATCAATAACACTACAACAACAATTATAGAGTTTAATACAGAATTATTAGATACAGACGGTTTCCACTCAACAACAACAAACACAGGCAGAATTACAATACCTGCTGGCAAAGCAGGAAAATATCTAGTGTATGGGCGCGTTTCTTATTTAGACAATGCCACAGGTGTTCGTGCTGCTAGATTATTCAAAAATGAAGATAATTTAGCTGATTTATTTTCTGCTAATGCTGGCACTCCTTATGGTGGAACTGTGGAAGCAACGGCAATAGCATCTTTAGCTGAGGGAGATTATGTTTCTGTTAGGGGTTTTCAAAGCAGTGGCGGCAGTTTGAATACGCAAAATGGCGGCGTTTTATATGATTTTCTATTTGCTATTTATTTAGGAGCATAAATGTTTATTTACAAAAAACCCAAAAACTTAAACGGCGCAGAACTTATCGCAGAATTAAAAAATGCTGGTTTAGAGGTCAAAGACATTTACGATTATGCAAACGGCACTATTGGTTTTGATACCAATGATGAAGCAACAGCAGCAGCCGTAGTTGAAGCGCACGATGGCAATACAATACCGCCAGAGCCAACAGTAGCCGACAAATTAGCCAGTGTTGGCCTTAGTATTGACGCTCTAAAGTCAGCCCTAGGCCTTTAGCATTATCTATAAAGAATATGCTAACAAGCTATAACGGCTGGCCTGCCAGCAAAGACCCGACAGAAATTGGCATAAAAAGTTATGCAGTACCCGGCACTAATAGAAAACTTAGATGTGCTGAGGCTGTAGCACCTTTGCTAGTAGGTTTTGCCGCTGAGTTCCACGCGCTAATAGAGCCAATAGATGAGGGCGCTTTAGATGAGTGGGGCTACGCTTTCCGTATGGTACGCGGTACTACAGATAAATTAAGTTGCCATAGCAGCGGTACAGCTATAGACCTAAACGCGACTAAACACCCGCTAGCAGCTGTAGGCACTTTCCCGGCTGATAAAGTACCTATGATTAGAGCGCTAGCTAAAAAGTATGGCTTAACGTGGGGCGGTGATTACCGTAACCGTAAAGATGAAATGCACTTTGAGGTTAGTGTAAATGCTAAAAAAGCCGCTAAACTAATAGCAAAGTTAGGACAAGAAAATGCCAACTAGCGCGCAAGTAGTGGTAGGTACTACGGCTGTAGTAATAGTGCCTAAATCAGATTTTGACCAAACAGCCATTTTACATAACTTAGGCGGCGGCGCGATATATTTAGGCGGGCCAAACGTAACTACAAGTAACGGCTATAAGCTAGATAATAATGATAAATTAACTGTACCCGTGGGCGACCACGAAGCATTATATGCCGTTGCAGCTAGTGGAACGCATACAATAGGGGTACTTACCCAAATAAACTAAGGGGCATTTAGGATAGACAAATGAACAAAAAGCAATTAGAGGCAGCTGCCTACAGTTATGGGCGCGCTGCGCTAGCAAGCGTTGCAGCTCTTTACATATCCGGTATAACAGACCCTAAAGTATTGGCTAATGCCTTTATAGCTGGGTTAATTGGGCCGCTGCTAAAAGCAGTACAGCCTAATGAGAAACAGTTTGGCATAGGCGCTAAGTAGTGCAAGCCCTGCTAAGGGCGCTGGTACTTGCAACGCTCTTAGCTGGGTGCGGCTATGACGGCTGGGTAAGGTATCCGTGCCAAGAATATGAAAACTGGGAAAAACCAGAATGTAACCCGCCACAATGCAAGGCAACGGGCGTATGTACAGAAAATCTTATTAACCCCAATGAGTAGACCGCGTACAAAATTAGCGCCGGAAGATATACACGCCCGGCTAATCTTTTTTATAGGCGCTGTATTAGCTATGACTTTTTTTGGTATAACAATGGGCGCTGTATATGCTTTAGTCTTTGTAACACAGCCAATAGGGGCGCAAGCGCCTAACGATAGGGACTTCATACAGCTGTTACAGACTCTAGCCATATTTTTAACAGGCGCTTTAGGCGGGGTACTAGCCGGTAATGGGCTTAAATCTAAGGCTGATAAAGACACAAAGAAAGACACGCCGTTAGAAAGCTAGCAATATGTCGCAGCTATAGGTCATACTTTTACTACACGCTGAGAGGGCTACTTAGTGTAGTTTAATCAGCCTTAACAAAGGGTGAAATATGTTAGCTGATATAGCTGTAATTACTTTAACTGTACTAATAGTAGGCCTGTTTATGCTAGCTGCCTACCGTACGGGTTACCGTGAGGGCCACGGCGACGGTTACTTAAGAGGGCGCAATATAGCTAAGGCCTTAAAAGAGGTAACTAAATGAGCTTTTTAGACGGCTATGAAGATGTAAACGCAAGAATTAAAAGAGCTCGGGCTGAGTTTCCCGGGTTACGCTTAATAGCTTACATAGAGGACATAGACCTAAAAAACGGTTATATCTTAATTAGAGCTGAGGCCTATAAAAACTATGAAGATGAGAAACCAAGCGCTGTAGATTATGCGTTAGAGGTTAGGTCAGACCGTGGCGTAAATGCTAATTTTTGGGTAGAAAACTGCGTAACCTCTGCCTATGGGCGTGTTATCGGCTTGCTAACGCCGGGCGGTGCAGGCAGGCCGACACGGCAAGATATGGAAAAGGTAGAAGCCATACAAGCCCCATTACAGACGCGCGGGGCAGGCGGGGCAGTACCTACCGCCGCTGAGTCTATAAGCGCCTTAAAGGCCAAGCTAGGGGCAGAGGTAATGCCAGAGCCGCCGGTGTGTAAACACGGGCATAGGGTGCTAATTGAAGGTATGTCTAACAAAACAGGCAAGCCATACAAAGGGTATTTATGCTCTGAAAAAGTTAAAGCTAAACAATGTGAGCCTATATGGCTAAGGCAATATGGCGACAAGTGGCTGAGGCCAGATGACCACGCAGAGGTAATACTAGAGGCCGGGCGTAACCTAGACCCGATAGCAGAGCGTGAGCCTGTACCAGATGAGCTATTAAGTGAGTCTGAGAGGGCCAGCCGTGCAACCAATTAAAGAAACGCAACAAGGCCAAGACCGCCAAACTAGGGTGGCGGCCTATTTGACCAGTAAATACCCGTGGATTTTAACACCTACGCCTAAGTTTTATTTTACCGACTACCACATAAACAAAATACAAGGCTTAGGCCGTGAAAACTACATAGGCGATTTAGAGATTAAATGGGCAGATAAGCCAAGTAGTGAGCCTTATCCAATACCTTTTACAAAGGTGCAACAAATGAGCTTACTGCCTTTACACAGGGATTTAGCAGACTCTTACCATAGGGTTTTAATTAGGTATGATGACGGTTTACTAATGCTTAACGTAGAGATGCTGCGTGATTTAAGGCCTGTTATGTACACTTTCCCGGGCCAAGATGAGCTAAAAAAGCTATATGTATTTGTAAATGCCTCTGATTTCTTTCCATATTTTAAGCCAATAATTATTAGATAATGGGGTTAAAAACTATGCTCTATATTGAGGCTAAATGCAGACAATGCAAGACAGTTACGCTACAGCTAGAGCGCGTGGTATCTGACCACCTGCCACCTAACGTTAAATGCCTACAATGCACACGCTGTGGGCTACTGGATATAACGTTAGTAGACGTAGCCAATGCCCGGCAGGTACGCAATTAAGTTATGCACAAGGTGTAAAAAGCTGTGGACAACACGCCCAAGCCCCGCTCAAGTTATCCACATATTGGCTTTATGCTTGACTATGCCAGTACGATTACTGCGCGCAGGCAGCGCCCCGAAGGGCGATAGCGCGGGCAAGCTGCGTAATCTAGGGCTAGCTCTATGCCTATTCTTAGGCTGCCTATCTTTACAGAAAGTTTCGGCTAACGCTGATATAAACGCTATAGATGCTTATAAAATATATGCTCATATAAAGATAGGTAACTATAAAGAGTTTGTATGTTTAGAGAAGCTCTGGACTAAAGAAAGTAATTGGCGATATAAAGCTAAAAATAAACAAAGTAGCGCTTATGGAATACCACAGCTACTAAAGATGAAAGAGACTAACCCTTACAAACAGATAGACTTGGGGCTAAAGTACATAGATAAGCGCTATAAAGGTAGTGCGTGTAAAGCCTTAGCTCATCATAAGAAAAGGGGTTGGTACTAAATGGGTATAGTTATATGTAAAAACTGTGGTTTAGCTAGTGATGCTAGTGAGATTATATGGAGTAAGTACAGAGATTATGAAGCTTGGTGCATAAGCTGCGTAGAAGTTGAAGCGGAAGAAATGTTTAAACGTGTCTAAGCGTGGCGACCCTAGATTAAACAGGGCTTATAGGTATAAGTTTAGAAATACTGTATTAGCTAGAGATAACTTTGTATGCCATTACTGTGGTGGTGATGCAGACCAAGTAGACCACGTAATTCCAGTAAGTAAAGCTCCAGAGCTAGTAATGAGCTTTGATAATGCTGTGGCCTGTTGCAAGCGCTGTAACGTACAGAAAGGCAATAAGTCTCAAGGCGTTTTTTTAGCCAAGACGGCTACCCCCCCTGTCTTTCT